CCTAAGGGCCTCCCATCGGTAATCTATGCCGGTCTCCGCTAACGCGGATGCTCTGCACTATATGTACACCGCCTAGGCGTACTAAGGTGCCATATCTCGAAAGGATTACTCCTATGTATGGAGATACGACCGTCCGTAAACGTACCGACTACTTTAATAGTGGTGGTACAGATACGGTGACGATCAGCGGGGTTTCTTACCCGTCGACCTTCAAATATGCGGTCGTTGGTGGTCAGCGAACGATTAGCACTGAAACTTTGTACCCTTATCTTCGCAAAGCGAAGAAACAGGGTGGAACAAAGGCTCTTGATGCTAGTCAGGTTGATGCCGGGTCGAATTTTTACACTTCCAAAGCTTATGCTTCGGAAGCGATTCCACTTGACATCTCCTACTCAGTTGGGATAGCTAAGAATCGCTATGTCGGCACTCAATGTGCCTTCCAAAGCGCTATTACGCTAACCCCTCTGGCCGTACTTTCGCCCAGTGAAATTTTGCAACTCACTGCATACGGAAGTACTGCTATCGCTCGGTGTTTGCCGACCAACCCTGTATCCGGACTCTCTAATTTTATTGGAGAGCTAAGAAGGGACGGTTTACCGTCTCTTCCCGGGGCTCAAATGCGAGATCAAGTTGAGAAGTCGCGTTCCCTTAAAGGGGGCGCGAACGAATATCTCAATCTAAAATTCGCTATTGAGCCTACTCTTTCTGATTTGACGAAATTCACTTATGCTGTTAAGAACCATGACAAGGTTCTGAAACAGTACATTCGTGATTCGGGCAAACCTATCAGGAGAAAATACAGATTTCCAACCCAGAAGACTGTTACAAATTCAACGATCTCGACGAACTATCGTCCGTCGGGACCGCCAAGTAAGTACTTTCCTTCTGGTGGGACGTTAACCCTAGAAACCGTGGAAACGGTTGATAGGTGGTTCTCAGGTACGTTCTGCTATTATCTTGCAATGGATGATAGCTTGACGGGCAAACTTCAACGGTATGAACAGCTTGCTAACAAGCTTGCTGGCACACGGTTGAGCCCTGAACTTATCTGGAATTTAACGCCCTGGAGCTGGGCCGCTGATTGGTATGCGAATGTTGGAGACGTTGCTCGCAACGTATCCGCATTCCTCCAAGACGGCCTGGTGATGCGACACGGGTATGTGATGGAACATCGTTACATCACACAAACGTACTCGCTCACGGGGTACACCGGACAACCCGGTGTTCCAACCCCTTCTTTGATTCAAGTCTTCAGCTTTGAGCGGAAGGCAAGGATCAAGGCATCACCTTTCGGATTTGGAAAGACTGCCTCGGATTTGTCACCGAGGCAACTTTCCATAATCGCTGCTTTGGGCATATCCCAGAGCGGTGGTCTGGCAAAGTAAGGTACTTTGCATAGACAAACCACAGCTCGTCGAGAGACGACCTAACTGCAAAGGTAATGTTATGGCATTTTCAGATCCTCAGACAGTCCTGACCCAGGCGCTTGCGCGCACTGGTTCTGGCCTCGATTCCGGCTCCTTTACAAAGGATGACGGAACTCGAAAGCTCGAGATCTCGCATTTCTACGGAAAGCGAACTCGTCGTGTCATGAAATTTACGGACACGAAGAACGCCGCTGATCCCCTGAATCCGACCCTGAATAAGCCGTACTCTATGAGTGCGACTCTCACGGTTGACATTCCGCCTTTCGGCTACACTGTAGCCGAGGCAAAGGTCATCACGGATGGTTTGGTTGCCTATCTTACGGCATCCTCAGGTGCTCGAGTTACCCAACTTCTGGGTGGCGAGAGTTAAACTGTCATTTCTAGAATTTTTCCTAGTCCTGTGGGGGATATTAATTATCCTCGACCAGACAAAGACGTTCTAGAATTCTGATAAGACGTCGCTTACGTTGAACGTAACTTCGACAGGGTGCTTCCCCGCCTTGTTACTCTTGATAAGAGAGTGTCTTAATCGTGGCGGAGCCAGTGTATATCCAGCTGGCTCCGTCCAGGATCTGAGCAACATCGGTCCATAACTAAAGGATTCCTAACATGTTCTATGAAAGGAACACAATGGAAGGCTCAATGTTACTAATGCAGCAAGTCCTACAGGAATGTGGGACTAGGTGCGGCATAGATACCGATCGTGATCTCAAAAGGATCACGTCGCGGTACAAAAACGAAGGACTGGAGTTTCTTACTACCAGTCTACCTAACCTTGGCAAGACATTTGAACAATGTCTCGCCAAGCGTGAGGTCGATTTATTCGACTGGCCTGGTTGGTCAGTCGTTAACAATCTACCCGAGTTTTTGGGTGGATTTTTCGAAATCGTTTTTGACCGCACATCGGGTCGATTGCGTGAGGTTAAGGAATTTATCGAATTCCTCGAAGATCGGAAGTTCTCGAATCAGGATGAACTAACAGTTGAAGAACTGTTAGAGCAGGCTGATTTCGTGTCTAATTGGCACGACGAGAACGACCAATTGGTCTTCGAAGCTGTGGCATGTATTCGTCAGATTACACGCCTCTTCGGTAAACTTGAGATCGAAGCGTCGGAAGACGACAAGACTCAAGCATATTCCGCTTTCCTCACGTGTGAGAACGAACTCACGAACCATGTCGAAGACCTCACCGTACTGGGAGGCCTTGATAGCCAGCTCGAAGAGTTGGCCCGCATGGGTCGGCTTCTTTATGGGAATGTGTACACTGATATGTGCACTGCCTTGTACAAAGGCTTTCCCATTCCGAAGCACGGACCGGGCGCGACCGCCGACAAACTAATTGGTAACAAGAAGTTTGAACAGCGAGTCTGGCCGGAACGTTTGGAACGGTCTTTCCCTGCTGGGGAATACCTAATCCCAAACTGGAGATATTTTGATTATCTCTCCGGAATCGAGTTCGTCCTACCCGAACATGAATTGCCTGTGAAGGTAATTGATGTTCTAAAAACGCACGACACCCCGCGATTGATTGCGATGGAACCTACGTGTATGCAATATACACAGCAGGCTCTGTCGCGTCCTCTCGTTGAAAGTCTCCAAAGGGATGGTATCCTGAGGGAACTTATCGGATTCGATGACCAAACGCCTAATCAGCGTATGGCTCGAGAAGGATCCCGTCAAGGGAACCTTGCTACGCTAGATCTTAGCGAAGCTTCCGACCGTGTCGCGAACTGCTATGTAATGGCCATGACAGCTACTGGCGGCCTCTTCCGAGATGCCGTGCAGGACTGTAGGTCACTAAGAGCAGACGTACGAGGTGAGGTCATAACTCTCACCAAGTTCGCGTCTATGGGTAGTGCTCTTACTTTCCCAATTGAAGCAATGTTCTTCCTTTGCCTCATTTGTCTTGGGATTGAAAAAGAGCTCAATCAACCGATGACCAGAAAGGCTCTTAAGAGTCTAGCTGGTAGGGTACGCGTCTACGGGGACGATATTATCGTTCCTGTGGAATATGTGCCATCAGTGATTCGTTCCCTTGAGGCCTTTGGCCTTAAGGTAAATAGTCACAAGTCTTTCTGGACTGGGAAGTTCAGAGAGTCTTGCGGTAAGGAGTATTACGACGGATCAGACGTAAGTCTTGTTAAGATCCGAAGCTTACTACCTACATCACTGTCGGATGCCCAGGAGATAATTTCCACTATTTCCACACGTAACCAGTTTTATCATGCTGGTATGTGGGAAACAACAAAGTGGCTCGACACATTATTGGAAGGTTTGATACCCTTTCCTAGTGTCGATGAAACGTCTCCTGTAAAGGGCAAGTGGAGTTTTGTCAAGCCTTACCAGGTTGATAAGCTCCACGGTGACTACCAGAGCCCCGTTGTAAGGGGTATAGTAGTTACTTCCAAAAAACGTCAGTGTCCTACTGACGATATTTGGGCCCTTCTTAAGTGGTTCCAAAAAGATGGGGATGAACCCTTCTTTGATAAGGAACACCTTAAGTATTCCGGACGCCCCGTCGACGTCAGCATCAAAATTCGATGGGCTTCTCCTTTCTGATAAATGGATAGGTGAGGCGGGGACACTCGGCAAAACCGAGTGTCGTGGACTTCGTGTCCACTAGAGGAGGCCTAGGCCACCTCTGCAGGTGGG